TGTATGTACTATTGGTGGACCTTCTGATACCTCAAATGCAGGTAATACATTTATTTCATCATTAAAGCCAACATTCACTACAATTGGTTCTCATACATTACCATCACAAGTTCCCGTTAACGAATTATATGCATTCATTAAAAATGAATCACTACACACAATTAGCCAAGAATCAGCATTACAGACATTAAGCCAGAAGTTTGCTAATCCATTAAACGAAATTGAAAAAGTATACGCTGATGCAGTTACTAATGATAATACCATGGACGAAAATTATGGATATCAAGGTGTATTAACCAGAAGCTTTGATATTGGAACACAATTAGATGAAGGTTATGAATCGTTAAAGAAACTAGGAATAGTATAAAATAAAAGGTATTTAAACCTTCCACCTTAAAAAGTGGAAGGTTTTTTGTTATAATAAACATATATGAAAAATGAGATTGAAGACATAGATATTAATTTACTTCCTCAAGACGATTTAATGAAGGAAAAGAAGAAGAAAGTTAATGGTAACGCTAAAGGTAAGAATTACGAACGTAATTTAGCTAATAGACTTTCTGAATTACTTGGTGATTTAGTTAGACGTACTCCTTCAAGTGGCGCATTGATGGGTGGTATTAATTGGATTAAAAACCAAGGTATCAATGAAGCAGCAAATGAGACACTCGTTGGTGACTTGATTGTTCCTTCATATTTTGGATTTGTTTGTGAGCTTAAGAACTATGCTGATGTTCCTAAAATATCTCATATCCTTGAAACAAGAGATTTACATTTGGATAAGTGGCTTGTTCAAGCATCTGGTGACGGAGCTAAGGTTAATAAAAGTTGGTTATTACTTTTCAGAGTAACTCAAACTAGAAAATCGTATGTTTGCTTGTTTTATAAAGATTTACTAGAATATATAACACATAGGAACATGACTCTTCCAGAATCATATACAATTTATAAAAGAGAATACATTATCTTAGACCAAGATATTTTCTTTGATGTATACCTAAAAGAATTAAAAAAAGTCGAAGATAGATTTTATAAAGTTAAGTAAGCAATATAAATAATAATAAATCAAGGAGTTTAGTATGGCTAATATTTCTAAATCTGATATTATTAAAAAGTGGATGCAAGTTGAAACTGTGTTAAACGAGAGCACGATTGCAAGTGACGCTTTTAATAAAACTCCACTCCATAAGGGAGCTAAGGATAATGATCGTAAAGAAGGTGTTCAAAATGCACCTGATGAATTTGATGGTCAGAAAGCAAAGATGGAAAAGACTGGATCAAAGAACGATCAAGGTGCTGAAAATGCCGCTGATGAATTTGAAGGTTCTGATAAAGCAGTTGATAAAGCAACTGTAAATACCACCGAAGAAGGTTCTGCTGGTGGTGCAAGTATCGCAACTGCTCCAGGTTCTTATGCAGCTAAAAATTTCCGTTCCAAGTTACGTGCCACATTAGGTCTTTCTCTTGATGATAAATTAAACAAACCCAACATGGGCGTTAACGGATTAAAATAATTTATTTACCATCCGGTAAAATTAATTATAAATATACTATACATTTAAGGAGTAAATTATGTCAGTTCCTACTTTAGAAAAACTTAAGAATCTTAAAAAGAAGCTTGAAGAATCTTCCAAGCAAATTTATACTGGTGCAAAATTACAACCAACTGGTGGAAAAGATTTTACTGCCACTAAGAAATCAGACGTAAAAGAAAATCCTCGTAAAGAGGGTGTTTCAGCCGCTGATAAGAAGTGGGAAGCAAGCCAAGTTAAGCAGGGTTCAGATGGTATTAAGCAAAATCCTCGCAAAGAAGGTGTTTCTGCTGCTGATAAGAAGTGGGACGCTGAACAAGTCAAGCAAGGTGCAGTAGTTGAAGCTAATCCTCGCAAAGAAGGTGTTTCTGCTGCTGATCACGAATGGTTATCACCTGCTGCTTTCCGTGAGAAGATTCGTGGAGAACTCGGTTTATCTCTTAATGATAAACTTAATAAGGGTAACGATGGATTGAATAAAGGTAAACCATCTGGTTCAGTTGAAGGTAATAAAGCTGGAACTCCAGTTAAATAATAATAAACTAATATAGTTTAAAAAACCACTCCTAAAAAGAGTGGTTTTTTTGTTTTGACTTTTCTTGCACTTAACGTATAATTAGGTAATGAAACATATTCTAATTGATCTAGGGCATTTATCACATAGAATGCTATTCGGACAAGTAAATCAAATTAAACAAGCTGGGTTTGGCTTACTTAGACATATGTTAATAAAAAACATACTAAGTTCTATTAATAAATTTGAACCAGATAGAGTTTATATTGGAGTTGATTTTAAAAAATCTTGGAGAAAAGAAGAGACATTAACTTATAAAGCAAATCGAGTAGAAGTTAGAAAGAAAACAGAAACAACGGTAGATTGGGTTGGATTTTATAGTTTCATGGAAGAATTTGCTTCTGAATTAAAAGATAATTTTCCATTTCATACAATTGCATATCCAACATTAGAAGCCGATGATGTTATTGGTTATTTAGTAAAAGCATTACCAAAAGAAGATGAAAAGATTTGTATTACAAGTGATACTGATTATATTCAACTTTTAAGATATGATAATACTAAGTTATATTGTCCTATTAAGACCAAATATATTAAATCACCTAATCCATTACATGATTTAGAACTTAAAATAGTATGTGGTGATAAATCAGATAATATCCCTGGAATTAGATTTAGATTAGGTAAGAAAACTGCTGAAAAACTAATAGAATCTGGTGAATTATATAAAATGTTAAATGAAATTGATAAAGAAGGTAATCCTTGTGAATTGATGCGCAATTATCAACGTAATAAAAAATTAATTGATTTGACCTTTACTCCAGAACATCTTTGTAAAGAATTACATTCAGTTATTACAAATTACACACCAGTTTCTGGTAGTAGTATATTTGGTTATTTTGTTAAACACAGTCTTAGGGACTTAATAGTAGATATAACCAAATATAGAAACTATTTAAGTAATCTTAAAAAAGATCCCGTTCAGTTAATACTTTAAAAGTCCAACCTTGTCTACGACAAAACTCTCTAGCTGCTTGCCATTTGGCTTGATTCATATTATAAACTTGAGTTTCTTTTAAAAGACTTTGGGCTTTCTTGCCTTTCTTAGCTACTGGTGCAAGTGTCTGTTTATAAGGTTTTATTTCAATTAATTCAACTCTAGACCCTAAAGGATTTTTAGGGTCTTTTATTCGTACTAAGAAGTCTGGATGATAATTCCACATTGTTCTTGTATTAGGATTTAAATAAGGAATTTTTGGTTCTTCACTAGACCATTCCATAATATTTTCATTTAGATCCAAAAAGCGACAAAATTTAAATTCCCAACTACTTCGAGTAACTGGTAAACTAGTTCCTTTGTATTTTTGGGGATTTTGTGGTTTAAATATACCTTGTCTGTATGGTAATGGCATAAATAGATTATAATATATTATGCAACAATTATCTGGAAATATTGGTGGTGATAAATTCCCTCAAATGGTAAGAGGGGAAATCTATACATTTACATATACTAATTATGACTCTGAAATGAAGAATAGTATGATAACTAATCCAGTTATGATATTTTCATCGATGAATCAAAATAGAAGACTTGAGGGACTTAATATTAGGTCTGTTAGGAACCCAACTGTTTTATTACAAGATTTTGAAAAATTTTATGGTAAAATTAATAACATGCAACCGGAAGATAAAACAGCGTTTCAATTTAGAATATTGAAAGCTATCTTTTTAAGAAACCCAGACATACTCAAAGCATGGAGAAATTTCAATCCTTTATGGATGAAAGATATTAAACATATAAATATAGAAGAAGCACAAGAATTAATTATGAAACCAATACAAGTTCGTATTTCTGATATGGGAGTCAAATAATGGGTCTAGGTAATTACTTTTTCTATAAGTCGATGAATAGAGCGACTAAAATGACTCAGCAAGAAAAACAACAGGCAGTAACTGTTCGTAAGGCTATTTTTAATCAACTTAATCAGAATGCAACTAATCCAGTTCAAGAAATTCAACAACAGAAGAATGTTGCTTTAACCGAGATACCTGATATAGCCGCTATTGCTGGTGATCATGGATCAACTGCTAGTATATTTTCAAAATATATCAATGCAATGGATGCTACTAAAAAGGAACGTTTAAAAGCTTATCGTGAAATGGCTAAGTATCCAGATATTTCATTTGCTATAGATGAATATGTAAATGAAGCTATTAATTTTTCATCTGGTAAAGAACCTATTAATTTAGTTATAAAAAATAAAGCTATTGATTCAAATGATTCCATGCGTCAGACATTATTTGCTGAGTGGAATTTCGTAATGAATGACTTAATGCAAGCTTCTGATCATATTGATGCTTGGTTTAGAGACTTCATGGTTGATGGTGAAATCTTTTTTGAAAAGGTCTTTGATAATGATAGACCCGAAATAGGTTTAACTAGAACTAAAAGAATCATGACTTCTTTAATTTCTCCTATCTATGGAGATTTAGAAGCAGAAGAAGTTCTTTATTATGCATATATTCAACGTAATGGAACAGAAGTCGCTAATCTTCCAAAAGAATTAATTGCATATGCTAATTCTGGATTGTTTGAATATAGTCTTGATGAACAAGAAATGTTAGTTAATTCATTTCTTGAAGTAGCTAAGACAACATATCGTAGATTAAAGTTACTTGAAGATGCCCTTGTTATCTATCGTTTAGTTAGATCACCAGAAAGAAGAGTCTTTAATATTGACGTTGGTAATTTGCCAAAAGCAAGAGCCGAACAATACTTAAAAGAAACTATTCTTAAGCATCGTCAAAGAAAATCATTTGATCCAAGTACAGGCGATATTTCAGAGTCTCTTGATCCAATTGCAATGACAGAAGATTATTATTTCCCAGTATTTGCTGGTGGAAGACAATCAAAGATTGAAACTCTTCCAGGCGGTCAACATTTAGATGAAATCGCTGACGTAGATTACTTCTTAAAGAAACTTTGGAGATCATTAAAAATACCTTTAGGTAGATTTGGTGAAGAAAAGAAAGTTCAGTTTGGTGAAGGTGGAGAAATAGATCATGATGAATTAAAATTCGTTAAGGATGTTAAAAAGTTCTCAAGACGTTTTGGTAAAGTGTTTAAAGAAATATTCTTAACACATCTTAAACTCAAAGGTATTACTGAGGAATACGGTATAACTACCGAAGATATTGAAGTTGAGATGCTTAATAATAATCTTATTGAGAAGTTCCTTGATGCTAAAAATCAAGAACTTAAATTCTCTGTATTTGAGAAGTTTAAAGACCTTATTGATACTGAAAATAAACCTTTCTCACAAGAATGGGTTATTAAGAAGTATCTTGAAATTCCTACTGAGGAATGGGTTGAAAATATGAAACTTCGTAATGTTGAAAGAGTTGCTGCTAAAGCCCAAGAAAAAGAAGATGAAAATGGTGAATCCTCTGGTGGAGGTGGTGGTTCATTAGGTGGTGGAACAGACTCATCAAGTGAAACTCCCCCAGCCGATGATACTGGTAGTTCAGACGCAACACCAACAGATACTTCTACAGAACCAGGATAATAGGAATAATATATGAGTAACCCTTTTATTATAGCATTATCAACTAAAGAAGATATTCCATTAGATCAACTTGAGACTATTTGGGATGAAGCTCAAAATGAAGTGAAGTCATCTAATCCAGATATCATTGATACTGATATGAAATTCACAAATATGGTTATTGAAAAAGTTAAAGAAAAAGTTAAAAAATTAGATTTACTAAAAGTAAAGGAACATCTTATGTCAAATGAAAACTTCAAAAAACACGGTCAAGAATGGTTAAATTCATTGGCAAGTGAAAACTATGTAAAAGCCCAAGATGACTTTAAGAAAGTCACCGAAGCAAAGTTAAAATCTCTTATAAATAATAAAAGTAAGGATATATTAAAGAATTTCGCTGAAAAGATTAATTCTAAAAAATAAAGGTTAACAATGGCACTATTTAAACTCATTACAGAAGGTAACTCCCCAAACTATACTGCTATTAAAGATATAGTTCTTAGGGAAGAAACTGCTGCTGATGGAACTAAGAAAAAAGTAACTGAAATTGTTGGACCATTCGTTCAATGTGATGTTCAAAACCGTAATGGTCGTATATATCCAAAAGAATTAATGATTCAATCTGTTCAGAAATATGTAGATGATAGAATGAAAGGCCCAAAGTTAAGAACATTTGGTGAACTTGGACATCCAGAAGGTGTTGAACTTAATTTACATAGAGTGTCCCATTTAGTTACTAATTTAGATTGGGATGGTAATAATGTTATTGGTAGAGCTAAAATTCTTGATACTGAGTATGGTAGAATCGCAGAAACTATTCTTCGTGCCGATGGTCAGCTTGGTGTAAGTTCTCGTGGATTAGGTTCTTTAAATCAACCTAACCAAAATAATTCTCAAATGTATGAAGCTTCTAAAGTTAAATTTGGTGAGAATGCAAATATAGTTACTGAATATGAACTATTAGCAATTGATATAGTTGCTGATCCATCAGCCCCTCAAGGTTTCGTAAATGGTATCTTGGAATCTAAAGAATATATAATATCCGGTGGTGAATATACCGAATCATCTTTAAAAAGATCAACAACTGCATATAAAAATTTAGAAGAATCATTAAGATCGTTACCTAAAAAAGACGCACAAAAATATATTATTAGTAAAATTGAAAATTTTCTTAAAAGTATATAATCACACATATAAATATATAACAATCAAAGTAGGAGATTTCTATGAATGACATTCTTAACAAAGTATTTGAAGGAATAGACCAAAATCTTATTTCGGAAGATACAAAGAAAAAAGTAACTGAAATGATTAACTCAGTCGTTGAAGCAAGAGTTACTGCAAAAGCAGCAGACGTACTTGAGAAGAACAAGAAGCTTGTTCAATTAGCAAAAGATGCTCAACTTAGTGAAGCTAATACTAAGAAGGAATTTGCTGAGAAAGAAGCAATCCTTAAAGAAGAAGCAAAAAATTTCGTTGGTAAGATCGCAGAAGAGTTTACTCAGAAGGAAGCAATCCTTATTGAGTCTCTTAATGAATACAAACAAGAAACTGAAAAGACAGTTAAAGAAGTCGCAGTTGAATATCGTCATCGTCTTGAAAAAGTTGTTATGGATGAATCCGCTGCCTATAGAGAATTTATTGAACAGATAGCTTTAGAAGAAGCTTCTGAATTTAAGAAAATGCAAGAATCAGCACTTGCAAACGATGTTAGTACTTTCAAAGAAACAATGCTTAACAGAGTAGATGAGTATTTAGGTACTCAAATAACTGAGAAGATTGTTCCTGCGAATCTTATGGAAGCTGCTGCCGAAGCTGCTGCTTATAAGCCACTTGTCGAAGAGATGGTTGGTTTATTAAGCAAGAATTATATCAAGTTGGATTCAACTGGATATGAGACTGTAAAAGCTGCTAAGTCAGAAAATGTAAAGATTTCCGAAGCTTATAACAATAAGGTTAAGGAAACTGTGAAACTTGAAACAAGAGTTAAGGAACTTGAAAAGAAGGTTAAGTTAAACAGCCTCACAGAAGGCATGACTCAGGCCCAAAAACAGAAAGCATCAAGATTGTTAGAAAATTATTCTGTTGAACAATTAGATGATAAGTTTACTGCAATCAAAGATATTATTATCAAAGAATCAGTAAAGCCTGAAAGAGTTAGTTTGAAGCAAGAGACTAATGCTGCTGCAAAAGCAGAAAATGTCACTAGACAAGTTAATAAACTTGTAGAG